TCAAACTTGTTCAATGTCATTAACACTTTTCACAAGTTTGAAAGTTACATTTTTTATATCGGCTGTATTAATTTTTACATTTTCCCTATCTTTTTGTAGCTCTTTATGCGACTCTAATGTATATTTACCACCATCTTTTGTATTTATGACGATGTTACCTTTAGGCAAATGTTCTCCCATATACAAGCCATAGGAAATATGAGCAAATCTTATGATATGATCCAATTCTTTTAAAGTGACAACTTCTTTATTAAGAGTAATATTCCTCTTAGGTGTATACACTCTGCCAGCAACTGTGTATGTTCCTTCTAAATGTATACGAACTTGGTTTTCATTTAAAGGTCTCTCTGAATAAACCCAATTCCTAGATTTATTAGATTTTCCATTTATTGTATCCTTGCTGTATCTATCGTAAAGTTTTTTAACCAAAGCTTTTTCTGAATTATTTGGTACTTCTTCAACTTTTTGTAATTGTTTATCTTGTACACTTGAGGAATTTTGTGTTGACGCGTCTGCTTTTGGATATATTCCAAATGTTCCCCCATAGATGATACCTAGCGATAGAATAGATTTTAATACGATTGAATTTTTTGAGTCATATTTTTTGAACATATTTAATTACCTCCTTGATGTAAAGCTTTATTTGCTACAATTATAAAAATAATAGACGTGTTCATGAATTAAATTCATCTTAACTCTTGATTAACTTTAATTTGCTACCACTCTGAATTTAATAACTATAAATCGTCTACACATAATTGGACAAAATCTAAGAGAATAAAATTTGTTAATTTAAAATAGCAAGCAATTCAAAGTTATATGTGTAATAGATAAAATAGATATCCCTATAGTGATGCGTTACTAGCTAAACATAATAACACATTAGAAGATAATGAAGTTAAGGAGTTACTGGATTGTTTCGACTATGTAATTAAGTGTAAAAATATCCAACGACAAAACGTAATTATAAAATGGTAAAAGCTATGGTACAGTTTCAAATTGCTAATGACATGCGTATCGGTGAGCTACTTGCAATAAAGAGAGTAAATATAAACTATGAAGATAAAACGCTAGATATCGACGGTAAAGTTAATTGGATAACTGAAAAAAGACGGGAGCATTCGGAGTAAAGGAGACAACTGAAAGAAGTAATAGCTATAAGGCCACAGGGCTCACTACCCAAAGCATCGACTTACTAAGAACACTTATGCTTGGAATGATAAGTTTATTGATAGAGAGTACATATTCACAAATACGTCTGGTAGCCCTATCGACTCGAACAAAATTAGCCACATTATTAAAGGGGGGCGCTGATATTAGTTCTATTAAGAAACCTATAACGACGCATACATTACATCATTCGCATATATCTACACTTGCTCAATTAGGAATTAACTTAAAAGCAATGCAAGAGCATGTAGGTCATTCAGATTATAAAAAAAATCTAGAGATATACACACATGTTACTAATCAGATGGCGAAAGATATGATGAATAAATTTGAACGATTGGGGAGTTAAAATTGGAAAAAGATGATACACTAGCAGAAATTAAGCCTATGCTCAATTTTGATGAGCAAATAGCGAAATTAAAACAGATGAATATATTTTTTAATATTATTGACACCGAAAAAGCAAATGAAATTCTTAGAAAAAATAATTACTTCTTCAAACTAGCTTATTTCCGAAAAAATTTCGAAAAAAAGAATGGCGGCTATTTCATAGAATTTGCTTATTTATCAGATTTAGCAACTATAGATATGAAATTAAGATACACAATGTTGCATTTAACTTTAGATATTGAACATAGTTTAAAGTATCTAGTCTTAAAACTAATAACAGAAAATAACCAAGAAGATGGTTATAAAATAATAGATGAGTTCTTATGTATTGATAAATCATATAGCAATTCAAATTTTGACACAAATTCAAGAACACCAGAAGAAGTTATGGAAACCAAAATCAAAAATAAAAACGAAATATTCAAGCATATGAATAAACGAGGACAACTACCCGAGAAGTTGAATAAATACTATCAAAATCCACCCGCATGGGTTTGCATTGAATTCATGCAACTAGGTCAATTCGTTTCGTTTCTCAACTTCTATTACAAGAAGTACAATGACGAAGAATTGAGAGTTGCTAATATTTTAATGCCTTTAGTTAAAAATATAAGAAACAAATCAGCTCATAACCAACCCATCATAGCAAATCTAAATTATGACAGTAGATTACCTCAATATTTATTTGAAAAAGGGAATAATATAGGCATATCTAGAAACATGTTCGGAATAAAAAATTTCATAGATACTTTCGCTACGCTAGAATTACATAATCAAGTTTGTAGTAATGCAATTATCCAAGCAAGATATCACGATTTGGACCAACTTCAAAAGCGATATAAAAGAAACGAAAGCTATTATAATAATGCATTAGCTATCAAAAGATTTTTTATAGCTTTAGATAAAATTATTGACTTCAACAGACCAAAAGTATAAACTATCTAGTGAGGAAAGAGACTTATAGGTCTCGCGAGTTATTTTAATTCGTATGCAAGAAAAAGAAGAGCTATGCATTTTATTTAAAATGCGTAGTTCTTTTTTTATGCATCTAAATTCATATTATTTTTGCAATATAAACATATCTTTGTGCAAATTCCGAACACAAAACATTCACATCATCCTTTTTTGCCCTTTTTCTATACCCCAAAACACAAAAAGCCCCGTAAGCCTATGCCTACGGGGTTTGACAATAAATTATATATTATTGTTCTTCTTTTATATACTGCTATTTTATGAATAATCACTAGTGTTCAAAATGCTATTAAATCAATGATTTATAGTCATAATTTTCATTTTGAAAGTCTATGAACATGCACACTATTTCGTAACTTTGCGAACTTTTTGCGAACACACTCCCCTTGCCCCTAGTTTCACAATTACGCCTTTTTTTCGCCTTTATAATAACCACACTCCTAAATTAATAAATGGTGTGGTTTGATCATTTATAATATAACATAAAAACAACCACCCAGTAACTAGTATGAGTGGCGTAGCGACTATAACAACTCTATGTTATCAAGATATATGTATATGAGTGATGACAAGGAAGATGTCTCCTGTGAGACCAACAGCCAGATATATGGCCTCTGCCGGGCTATATAGTTCACTCCTACTATATACACATGTAATTATAACATAAAAAAATAGACAAGCACCGTAGTACCTGCCTGTTATGCACATTTAAATCTTGAGAGAAATGTTAAAAAGTTCTAGTAAAATAATAGCACATTTTATCTTTAAATGTAAATAGAAAGCAGGTGTGTAACGCACCTGCTTAAATAGACATGACTATGTCATTCTAACTGATTTCTCCCCATTAGTCGCCTAGTACCTGACTAGTTGGGGCAGAACCATTCCATGTTCTAATAGGCAAGTAATAACGTTGCCCCTCCCGTTTATATAATACCCATAAATAATATTTATATAACTAATTTATGTAATTTTATAAGGCTCAAAATTGAGTTCTGCAGTTAAATTCATAAACTTTTAGTATGGAATTTTAGTTTTGCCGTTTGATGTTATGTGTACTTTGGTGCGTACTGGTTCAAAAAGGATGGCTAATTAGTATAAAATACATGCGCCCATATATCCCACTGGCGGGACATTTAATTCTGGATTTTCAGCTATTTTCATAAATCTATTAGCTGATAATTTGCTTAATCCAATTTTCAAGCCATAGCCTAAATTCCCCATGCACTAAGTCATTTTGTTTCATATGGTTTTAATCTACGACCAATCTCGAATATCGATTGACCAGCGATGTTTGAAGTCGTATTTCACGACGTCACACTTACGATTAACATATCTAGTTACACAATCTTATTCCTCACTGCAACACAGGGCGTTTGTCAGCATAAAAAATGCCACTTATAGTGATATAGAAATTAATATATAAGTTGTTTGTATAATAATAATACTACTTAAACAACTCTTCATTAAAGTACAAATAGGCTAATACGCCTATAGGAACACCTAATAAAGGAGTTGTAAATATGCTTGCTAAGAATACGTAAAATACTAAATAACATACATCGTCAGCTTTCCATTTCTTGTTAACTAAATATCTCCATATTTCTTTAATGCTCACACGATAACCACCTTTTTAATATGTAATAAAATTCTGTTCACTCTTACATATATCATAATATTACTATAAATTAAATAGGCATTTTATTGATTTTAACTATCGAATTTATATTCGATTTCTTATTCCAAATGTCACATATAAATTATTTAAATAAAAACGCCACTTTTGATAGTTGTTTTTCTCTAGCCTTTTCTTGAATATCTCCAGTTAAATCTTTGACGTAAAGAATTTAAATAAAATAAACCACCACCTATTGGAAGGTAATGGTTTTACATTAATCCTCTAACGGAATATCATCCACAATCACAGTATGATTAGGGTTAGCATTAGATACCTCTTTTACAGTTTTGTCTAACTTCTCATCATCTCCGTCCCATTCACCAATATTAATGAATATAGGGACATTCCCGTTAATATCATGCTTATCTGTAAATAACTTATGGTATTTACCCAACATATCACGAGCTTTTAAACGATCACTTGGCTTAATTGGCACCTCTACCAGTTCAACATGTTCGTTATAGACTAACTGTACTTTGCCACTTTGTGGATTCTCTTTATATTCCCCACGCTTGACCACAACTTCTTTCGTTTCTGTTTCGTCACCGACTGCCGCATTCGTAAGCACATGTAGTAACTCTTTTGCAGTTAATACATTCTCATCTATAATCTTATCTTTTTGTTCTTGTATATATTGCTTGATGTGTGGCTTCTTTAATAACCTACATCCTGTCACATGTGCACTATTTGCGCTATAGCCTGCTTTTATGGCACTTTGTGTTACATTTAGTGTTCTAATATACTCATTCACAAAACGTGCTTGCTTTGCCGTTAACTCACTCATTCTATCACCTCCACAATTTTATCTAATAAGGTTTCATACCAAAATCTTACAGATTGTTCTGAACAATCTAAGACACCACTAATATCTTGATAACTACGTCCTTGTATTAAAGAATCGAAAATATAAAACTCTTTATCATTAGCTACTCGGTCAACAATCATTTCTAAGTGATTCTTTACAATATGATCATCAATGTTATCGTCTGCCATCCATTCATTGGAATTTTCATCACCTATTGAAAAGAATTCATCAGTATTTATATCATCATCTATCAACACATCACTTCTAGTTCGCTTATGATAATTACACACGAAGTCTTTTATTTGCTGTTTATCCATTGTTACACCACTTTTACATGTGAAGATTGATGATATGCATTTACTCGTGCAATCTTGCTATTTTCAATTGCTGTATTTCTTTGTTTTTGACGTTCTGAACGTTGTTTAATACTTGCTTGATACAAATCAACCTGTAAGCGTTCAATGACGTTGTAGGGCTTATATCGTCCATTTGAACGCATATATTTTACAACTTGCTTCTGCTCTTTTTCTGTATAATGATTTAGTACCGTTTTCAACAACACCATATTACTTATAGATCGATTTTTATAGTTTTGTAATCTTGCCTTTGTTTCAATAATTTTGATAACTAGTTTTTCAATTGGATATGAGACAGACACGACCCCCATTATTTCATCACATGTTGTGGTCGACGCGCTCATATGATACATACTTTCAATTTGGAATTCACACATCTTAATTTTTTTATTAATAAATGCTGGGTTAAATTGTGTTAATAGTTGATACTCGGATAGCTTATTGCCGTTATTACGATAATATAAAACGTTCTTAGATTTACTCAGTTTCATTTATCCACCCCACTACTTAATAAAGCCAAACCAATTAAGGCTTGGCTTTTGTCTATTTGTTTTTTCTAATATTTACTTTATCAGCTAAATCTGAAATAGTTGGAACATCTCTTACGTTTCTTTTTTCTTCATCGTTCACATCTTCTTTAAGTGCTTCTAAAATAGATAAGCGTTGGTTTTCATCTAATTCAGCATTGTTTATTGCTTCTAATGTTTTACTAAATTGCATTATTTCTTAACCTCCAATTTTTTGTGTGCATTGAAACGAATTGATTTTGTATTAATAAGAAAGTTGTTGAGGTAAAGTACAATTACTTCGCCATATCGTTGTCTAAATAAATTATCTTTTTTCATTTCATTTTGATCTATCAAGGAATCGAACTTATACATATCTTCTCGATATTCTTCATTCATATTGTTGATTTTATCAATAACATTATTAAACTGTTTGATTGTACCTTCTAATTCACGCGCTAAACTTTGTGCTTCCTCTTGATATAACTCAGGAATATTCTTCCTATTCAACAATAAGTCTATGAGTTTTTCGCGCTTAATACTGTTAAATAATTCCTTTTTAATTTCAAATCTTTTGTTATCTTTTGCTTTCTCATCTTCTAATTTTGAAATCTTATTAAACGTCTTATCAGCCTCATTATCGTTGCCAACTTTTATATACTCTTTATATTTGGAAGATAGATCTTCAATAGTTTTTGTAGTATTTTCAATTTTAGATTCTAAATTATTAATTTCTTCTTTGTAGCCTTTTACTTCATCGGAATATTTTTCAAATAAATGATTTGTTTTCATTTATGTTACCCTCTTTCATTTCATAGTTATCATGTTACACTTCAATTTCTTCTAGGGCTTTTAAACGGTTCTGACTGCCCTCAATTAAGCCCTTAATACTTTTGATAGCTTCTATCTTATCAGCTTGTGTTTTAATGATGTAATAGCCTCTAGTATCTTTTTTATAGCTATATCCGATAGGATAATGATAATTAATGATTAAGCTTGTAATGACTTGTGTTAACCATCTATTGTTAGCCTTATTCACTTCATATCCCAATTGATTAAGCAGCTTTGTTTTAGTAATATATTTATTAGACGTATTTCTTATCACATTGAGTACTTGGCGGTGTTCATTCGGTAAGTTGTACGTCTTTTCTTTTACTTCAAATTCACTCATTGTCTCACCACGCTTTCTGTTGTTTGCTTACTCTAATTATACCAATTCCACACATCTAAATCAAACTTATGTTCGCTATAAACCGCATTATATCAGGTGTTTAGCATCATTCCTATCCCTCTTAAAACAATAAAAAAAGAATTTCCGTAGTAAAACGTAGTAGTTTCTACAGAACTTAAGTTCCCGTTTTTTACACGAACAAAATACGAACAACAAAACTTTTGCCCTCTTCAAAAATAACAAACATTAACATATATTATCTTTTTAAATTTTTTATACCTTATTAAAACCTTATTACTTTTATCAATATCAAAAACCACTTACCTTTAGTTTCCTTCTTGACGCAATTCTTCGTACCTATCTAAAATCGCACTATTCTTATAACCTACGGAAAAGCTTGGGGTTTTCACTTCTTCTTGATTCAATTGCTCGTATTTATCCCTTTTCTCACCATTTTGCAACCCTGGTATAAAACATTGTTTTCTTTCTACCTCAAAATTACTATTTTAAAGTTCTGTACCTCGCTTTTTTAACCTTGTACACCTTCCTATTTCATTGTTCTCAGAGTCTGCGCACCTTTGGGAAACTTTTGGGTTTTAAAAGCCAACACCTTCCGAAAACCTTACCATTTTAAACTTCTATACCTTGTACAAACCTTGCCGTTTTTTTATGAGGAGCCACACACTACATGTGACCCCTCATAACATTATTTACTCAAGCTATAGTAAGACGCTTTTAGATCATTCAATTTACGTTCTAAAGCCTTGTAATCCTCTTGTGTCGCATTCTCATCTTGTACAAACTCAGTTACTAATCTCAACCCCTCAACTAACTCTGGTGCTGGTTCATTGATTCCCGTAGCTAACTGATACAACATTTCAATATTTGCTATCACATCAGTATTACTCGATTGAATGCCCTCAAGTGTATCGGTATCAAATCCATTTTTTAGGTATTCAAACACATCACTATTATTTGATTCTGCATATGTTTGTAATCCATACATAAAATACTCATCTTCAAACAAATGACTAGCCATCATATCACTAATAGAAAGCTGTTTGCCATCATGTAATTCATAACCTACATAATGACCTTCTATGCTTCTTATAAGCCCCTCAGTGTGCTTAGGTGACGCTAATTCAAATGATTGCCTTACTTTACAATCTTTAATATATACATGACCAAACAACTTACTATTCATCACCACATAACACATATCAAACGGATCATTATATAACTTAAAGCAATACGGTTGTACTTTACTATGTTCTAATAATCCAGTGTAGTACCTTAATAACGTGGCTGCTCGTGTTTCAAATTGGTTTACAATAGTTTCTATGTTCATATCACTTGCTCCTTTTTATATAATTTAAATAACTCTTTAATCTAGCTAGCACTAATTCAAAACTTCCTGAAGCTATAACTTTGTAACTTGTTCTTTTATTTAATTTAGGAATATAACTCTCACGCCATGCAGTCCAAGTGTTATCAATATATTCTAAATAAACCGTTGATAAATAACTTATTGAACAATAGTATATTTCGTTAGATATACCAGTTATTAAACCAATCCTTTGAGCTTGTTCGTCTAAATTGTAATCCTCTTTAACGGCTTGCACTTCTAACAGTCGCCTCCCAATCTCTCTCCGTAAATACATCGCCGTTTTTATTATCTCCAATCAATACACGTAACGGCTCAATATCTACGTTACATTGAATCGCATAACTTACTGCTTTATATAAATCATTGTTCCTATATTCACTTTGACCGTCTATAATGCGTTGATATGCACGTTTTCCTTCTCCACCTTTGCCAACTCTTACGTGACTAAAACTATAATTAGGTAGTGCTCGTCGAATGGAATATGGCTCTAATACTTGTTGTTTGTAATTACCAGCTTTAGAAAATATTCGTTTCTCAAACTCTCCTTGATACTCAGTTACATTGACACCGTTATGAGTGTATATACCTTTAGCTGTTTGACTACCTGCAAGCACAAAATAATTATTGGGATGTGCTTTGATATCAACAGATGGTAAATAACCTATCTTCTGTCCGTATTCGATATTGTCATGCTTTTTGAATATGATATGTTTCCCACCACTTGCCGTTGTCTGTACTAATGTATTTTGTGCATTGGTAACAAGTTCTTCGTAATATGGTATTTGTTTCAAACTATTGAAACCATTCTTACCATCTTCATGATCTACATCAATATCGATACACCATACACCTCGTGTTAATACGCCTAATACATTTGTTTTATGATAAATATTAGAATTATATTCAATGAATTCATCGGTAATATCTTTATCAGCAAATGAAACAGTTGGCTTTTTGTGATTATTTAGTGGTATAACTTCAATATTCTTTTTTAATAATTTTTTTGCTACATGATAACCAGTCATTGAACTCCTCCTTTTAAAACTAACCCTTATAGCCATTGTTTTACCTATAACCCTTTATTAAATTTAAATAATTATAGATTACTAAATAAAACTTAGGCTATAAGAGTTAGTGACTGTTATTACAACGATTCATAGGTTATAACAAAGGTTAGCAAGAGTTATTTCTAACCCTAATCATTAATTAATTCTAAAGCCATATTAAAAAGTTCTTTGTTCCCGACTTGATGCACCTTTGTATTAACACCATCAATCCACTTCTGATTATTTATACTAATACCAATCTTTCTCATATCTTCTTTAGCGTTCTTGTAACGTAAACTTGAGTAATCTTGTTCTATCAAGCGTTGTAAAGTTTCATCGCCTGCTAATATAAAGCCCTGTTTTGATAACAATCTGATCATAGTAATTTGAGTTTCAGTCAATTCATCTTCATTAAAATAATACTTGAGCGTTACATCCTTAAATTTAAATTCTCTTCCATTTTCTTTTAAATATTCCAAACTCGCTATTAAGAATGTCACTGACGCAATAACTGAAATGTTGCCATTAGGTTGTATATAATCCCAATAAGGCTTAAAGATCTGATAACGTTCTTCATCAGTTTCATTTATGGGTCTATCCTTTAGCGATATTTTAACTGTTCGCGTTGTATTGGCTGTAATTTCACCAGTATCGACACTTTCATTTGTATCTAGTATTAATACGGCGTTATTTTTAAATGTAAATGCGTTTCTTCCAATGCCCCGTCCAGAAATTGTTTCACCTGTTGCTATTTTTCTTAATATGCGCATCATTTGTTTAGTGATTTCACCTGTCTCATTAGCATGAGCTATATCTGCACCGTAAAAATTCATCCACTCATTTGCCGATTCAAAACCACCAGAAATAAGGCTATCAAAATTAACTTTGTTCACTGTCATCAATTTTTCAAATGTAGCCATAAACAAACCTTTTCCAGAACGACCAAAATCTTTAAGTAAAAACCACTTTTCTGCTTGTATCAATTTCATTTTTCGATACATTGTATAAGCGTGTGTTAGCATTAAATTGTTTTTACTCTTTTCATTGTCAGTTACTAAATCAAAGAAGTTTCTGGGTATTTCTAAATTGATATCTTTAATATCTACGTCATATTTAATTGAGTAGAGCTCATCACTTTTTAATTTTTGTTCTGTAAGCGTTAAATTTTGGCAATCATATACCCAGTCATTACCTGCAATGCAATATGGATAAATCTTAAAGTTATGAGTTACATTTAAATGTTCACGGTAAAGCTCTAACATCACATCTAAGAAATCATCAATATAGTACTTGTTATCAACTGGATAGGTTAACGCAAAGTTTGTATTGTCTATCACTTCATACTGGTTATTCTTAACTATAATAAAGCAGTCTAGTTGTTTTGAATAAATGACCCTGTCAGAAATTAGATCAGCTATAAAACGTGCATAGTTATGAAAATGACTAGTTTTAAACGTAGATTGTTTTTCTTCTTCACCATTTTTATAAACAGTCTTGATATTGACGGTTCCATAAACAAGCCCAATTTCTTTTGGTTTTATGGTATAATCTAAAGTAAGATTACTAATATAATCACCTGCAACATTATCTTTTTCTCGGTGATATACATTTCCTTTGTTATTAAAAACTTGTCTATCTGTTGAGATTGATGCAAAGTTTATACGCTTGCTTATCTCTTTTATCCTAGATAGATTAATTGTTGAAACATAATCTAATTTAGAATGAAATTCGAAATGTTTTTTATAAAGTGATACTTCGTCCATGTAGTCACCCTTTCGATAATATTCTGTTTTTGTTAATATATTTACTAGTATTTATTTAAATAAATACGTAGTGTCTATGCGTCATCTGATTCTGTCGCCAAACTTACATCAGATGATGCTTTTTCTATTTCATAAAACTTTTCGATAATATTATCGAACTGCTCTATATAGAGATGGAATAAATCAAACATTTGATTATTGTGAATACGTCTCTCATGATAAGAAAATCCCTCTCCAATTAATTCATCTTTATTTAAGACATGATTTGGTTCATGTGGATATAGCTCCTCAAAATGCCAACCATGATTATCCTTTAAATCTTCGAATCTATCTTTCAACAATTTCAAATCGCTAAACAAATCTTTAATTTCCAAATTCATTTTTATTCTCCTTTTCCTAATTGAAAATTATTCTTTAATTCTTGTGCGCACCATTTCATTATCAATTCTAAGTGCTTTTCACGACTAACCTCTGAAACCACTTCAATACCATCAACATATTCCGTGTGTTCATAACTTTCCAAGTTATTCATGACACTTAACTCAAGTTGATAAACCACGTGTTCTATTACTTCTTTTTGTTCATTATTCATTTTCTAATCCTCCTGTTAAATTACATCCTAAAGTTATTAGCCAAGCATAAACGCTAAAAGCAGCATACATGTTAGATATTGCTAGTAATAAAATTGTTAACAATGAAACTAAGCAGATATAAGCTAAATACATTTTCATTGCCTTGCCTCCTACATCCATTTTTTATGACGTGCCTTCATGTACTCCTCGAATCGCGGAATACTGATAACAATCATTGTTGATGATAGTGAATAATATAAATCATCAACACCTTTAGAATCTTTTTCCCATTCTTTTAAAATGCGATTCACCGAACTGTATGAAATTCCAAAAATACCAGCTAGTGCATTAGGTTTCGCAAACAACGGATTTATTACAACTTGTTCCGGTTCTGTAACTGTATTTTCTTTTGATGGAAAATCTTGTAACTTTGTTCTAGGCATTTATTTAACCTCCTTTTTTTCATTAATTCCAAAAAATTCATTTAGTGTTATGTTAAAATGCTCACATAACTTCATCACAGCTTTTGTATCCGGTTTCTCAGTACGTTCGTGATAAAAACTGTGTATAGATGCTATAGATATACCAGTAACCATACTTAATCTCGACGCAGAAATGCGATCCCTTCCCATAAACAGACTTAAATTATTATGCATGCAACCACCTAATCACATAGCAAAACATAGTGAAAGGTTTAAAAAAATATCTCATCAATAGTAATTGATGGAAATAATTCTTTTTGCAACAAATCTCTAAACTTCAACATCTCCTCTTTGTTAAAATTCACATAACCATTCTCTTTCATCCTATATGCTTGAGTAGATATCCCAAATTCTTGTGCCATTAATTTTTGAGATTTCCCAAGCATTTTTCTATATCCAGCTATTTTATTCATTCTAGCACCTCCTAAACATAGTAAAACATAGCGTTATGCAAAAGTCAATGTAAAACATAGTAAAACATAACAAATTGTTTTATAATAACTACAAGAGGTGATTCACTTGGATAAGATTGCAGTAGGCAAAAAAATCAGAAGTATTAGAAAAGAGTTAGGTCAATCAATGGCAAAATTCGGAGAAACTATCGATAAACAAAAACCTGTAAAATCTGGAGTAGTATCAAATTGGGAAAACGGAAAACAACTACCGAATAACGAAAGAAGCAAAAAAATCGCAGAACTGGGTAATATGACAATAAATGAACTTTTTTACGACTCTCCAGAAGAATATCTCATTGACGAATTAGGAGGTTCTTTTTTCAATAAGTTAGATAATAATGTTGATATTGATGGAATATATTTTATATTATCCGTTTTAGTAGAAAAATATGCCAAATCTCTAAACAAGGAATATTATCAAAATTACAATTTAATAAACGAATTAGATTTAGAAGACTTATTAAAATTTGTAAAGTTAAATATTAATAATTATATCCCCTTTACGTTAGAAGTGTTGAATAATATTGTTAACTATATAAAAATGCAAAACTCTGAAATCATTAAAAAGAGGTTGCCAAGTGAACTTGCAGAAATAATAATAGAGAGCAAAGAAAATAATTTGAACATTAACGCCTCTACACTATTGAACTATGGTTTTATATTAAGTAGCATAGATCCCTACGATTATCATGAACATTCTGATTCTTCAAACCTTATAGAGAATTTAAAAGAATTTAATTATCGATACTTAACTCTTTTAGAACACATAAATAATAATGATTATGATCCTAATATTTTACTAGCCGACTCTTTCGTAATAGAAAGAATTATAAATGAGATATTAAGTTTATCAGAAGATGTAAAAACCAAAGACAAGATAAATTTATTTATACCTTATAATGACTTTTTAAGAACTGTAAATGATGAACAACTCCCTGCGCTACGTTTAAATATGAACAAAGAATTATTCAAAGAATCTAAGGAATAACATTTTTTAACAGGAGGCCTGACAAATGTGGGTTCGTGAAATCACTAAAAACAAAAGTACGGCCTATCGCTATTTAGAGCGCTATACAGACCCTTTAACCGGCAAGTATAAAACAGTATCAGTTACACGTAACAAGAATAATGTACGTAGCCAAAAGGACGCTCAATTAGAATTAACTAAAATAATTGAGCAACGTTTGAAACATAACAGTACGAAACAACTTGAAAACTTAACGTTTCACGATGCGTGTAATGAATGGTTAGAACATTACAAGACACATTCAGGTTCAAAACCAACCACTATTAAAGAAAAGAAAAGTAATGCTAATACAGTTAAAAACGCTATTGATAGCAAAGTACTCATCAGCAAGATTACGCACACCTACTTACAAGACATTATTAATGAATGGGCTAAATCACATAGTATTGGCCATGTTCAATCTCTTGTTATTGTTGTTCGTTCCGTTTTCAAATATGCATTTAAATATTATGATCTACACGATATTAGTGTGTTAGATAAAATAGATATACCTAAGAAAGCCCAAACCAGAAACGAACTTCAAGCTAAACGTAATAACTATTTAGAAGATAGCGAAGTAAAGGAGTTACTTCAATGCTTCGACTATCTAATTAAACATAAGCGTCATGCTACACGTAAACGTAACTATGAAATGGTAAAAGCATTAGTAGAATTTCAAATTAACAATGGAATGCGCATTGGCGAACTCCTAGCAATCAAGACAGACAATATAAATATTGAGAATAAAACACTAGAGATTGATGGCACAATCAACTGGGTTACTGATACAGAAACTGGAGCATTTGGCGTTAAAGAAACAACTAAGACGAGTAGTAGTTATCGAACAATAGGCCTCACAACTCAAAGTATCAATTTACTCAAAACACTTATACTGGAAAATAAAAAAGAGAATCAGTGGAATGCTAAATTCATAGATAGAGGTTATATATTTACTAACACTGCTGGTAGCCCTATTGACTTAAATAAGGTGAATAATATTATTAAAGAAGCAACAGATATAAGTTCAATTAACAAACGTGTGACAACGCACACATTACGTCATACACACATATCTACACTTGCGCAATTAGGAATAAACCTAAAAGCGATACAAGATAGAGTTGGTCACAGTGACTACAAAACTACATTAGATATATATACACACGTAACCGATAAAATGGCGCAAGATATGATGAATAAATTGGAACGGCTGGGGAGTTAA